AGTAGGCATACCACTTTGAAAAACGTCGACAGGCTCGTACCCATTTGGGTACGAGCCTGTACGAAAAATATTAGCCCATTCAACTCGAAAAATCTTTAGACCAGTTTATCGGTTTATTTAAGTCGTCAGTTTCATATACAAAGTCGTCATTAATATTAGAACGATTTATACCAACAAAATAACCGCTAATTTTGCCAAGTGTTATTTTTCCATTTGGTGAATAACCAACGTTGTTATATATAATTACATTGTGTGAATATCTCGTGTTACCATTGCATGTAATATTTAAAAGATTATTATTATTAATGTTTATATCATTGCAATCAACACATACAACATTCTGACATGAGTTATTGGATATAATAAAATCGTTGTTATTATCCTTTATTAATATACTAGTTGGTGATTGTAAATTATTGCCAGTAATTTTAACGGCGGCGCACGAATTTCTAGCAACAATATCGCCCTCGTCAGTATAATCACCATTACCATTATTTGAACAAATATTATCAGAAACAGTTATATAGTACCCACCAATTACAATACCTGCTCTGCCATTATTACAGCAAGTATTACCAATATAAGAATTATACTTACAATAATTAGGTGACGCCCCATGACCGCCCATAATACCGCAACTTTCATTCTGAGTTTGAGAACCCTTGTTATTATTACAAATGTTCCCTGTAATTACGTTATAGTGACAATTCCAGTCTAGTTCTATACCTACGCCATATAACCCCAAATTATACGAACAAATATTTGAACTAATAACGTTATTTGAACATGAATTTTCCAAGTATATACCACACGAATTATAACAACTTTTATTATTTGAAATAAGGTTGTTACAAGCAAAAAAGTTTAAATGTATTCCACCGATGATAGAACCAGCTCGACCATAGTTACAATTGTTTATAGTATTTCCGGCAATAAAGTTATTTTGTGTCATGCCTAAATGATTATGGTCACTAGTATTTGTTAATTCTATGCCAATGGAATATGCATTTGAAGTACTATAACCATTAATCACATTATTGGTAATTTTATTTTCAAACGATAGCTGACATTCAATACTTTTATAACAGTTATTGTATTGATTATTATTAATCAGTGATTTTCCTGTTTTATAATACAGACTATTTGTTTGATTAAACGTATTATTCTCAACATAAAATATACCACCGGAAAGCGTGAGAATACAGTTATTAAAGGTACAATTTTTAATATATGCGATAGTATTAGATATTGTTAATTTCATATTGTTAAATGTTAAATTTTCTAGTATAACATTGTTAGTTAATTTTGATACAACATTTCCAACACCAAAGTAGATATTAGTATCTAATATTAATATATTATCGTGTTTATCTAATATAGTAGCAAATATGAATTCATCATCACCAATCCTTATTTTATCACCTATATTAAAAGCATCAACGTTAGCAACTGTTATTGTATTATTTTCCATATTTACAACAGTTGTATTTGTGAGATTATTTATTACACTTATGGCATTATCGGTAATTATGCCGTCTCTACAATATAGCTCATTGAAAGATAATTTTTCAATTAAATTAATATTATTAGTAAATGATAAATAATTATTTAAAAGGTCATTGACGCTAGCGTTTTGAATGTAAGTATAATTTATAGGTAAAGGAATAGATTTAGCTAAATATTTTGATGCTAACTTATCAAAAAAGCCATTAATAGCCATATCATCAAGTTTCTTATTAATTTCCTGTTGTACATCCAAATTTTTAAAATAGTTATCAACAAAATCTTTTAGTATAACAAATTCGTTATGCAAGTATGATACATCCGCTATCGTTTTATTTAGATAGTCAACAACTTTACACAAAAGTTCATAATAACTTAGGCTATCATCATATACTAATGGGAGTACCTTTTGACACCAAAATTCAAATGGTTTTAAATCAGAATAATCCATTTTTACCTCACTTTCTCTTTACCATAAAGTAAAGAATAAATCTTTAAGCTCATTAATAATCATCATATCAATATTTAAAAACGTTTCCCTAAACTTTAACAACATTTCTGATTGGTTGCCTTCATAACCTAAAATTTTGTCAACATAGCTGTCGCTTCTATTTCCTGTACCAGTTTCACTATCGCTAGTTGTTCCGTTTAGCGTACTATTCGTAGTATCCGTACCTACATTGTGTGTAGCGTTTGTTAAATAATCGTTACTATCAAGTCCGTTAATACCGCCCTGTGGTGTATCGCTGTAATAGCTCCAAGTATCAGCACTTCCATCCGTTCTCGAACTGGTACTATTAGTTCCATTTCTGTTAGTGGTTTTGGTTTCGCTCCCACTACCTTCATGCGTAACACTCCTGTTGACACTAACTAATGGTTGTATCTTTAACAATTCGCTCTGATAAAGCTGATTATAATAAGGCATAATGTTTTTCATCTTATCACTTAGAAATAGCTTCCATCTACCTACAGTTTCACAACAAATCTCACGAGTGTAGTAATGTCTTAAAATCTTCTTACAAAGTTCTGCCCTGTATTCTTCATCAAAAATAGGAAAGTCGCTAAAAATCTTGTTCCAAGACTTATCCAGTATATCTTCAATGTCATTAAACTCTTGCGACTCTGTAAGCTTTGCAGTTGTTTCGCATATAAACCTAACTTGTGTTGTAAATTTACTCATCGTCATCCTCCTTCCTGTCATCATTCTGATTGAATACATCACGGAAATGACAGCTTATCTGAGTACCGAACATTCTGTTAATCTGCTCACAAGCCTGTTGCCTTGCAAATTCTCTTGAATATCTGTTAGCCATTACACCGCCTTGAAGCCTTTGCACTTCGTCCTTAATCATTCGTTCTTTTTTCTGAATACTAATGTTTGTTACACCTAGATAAGTGAGTGCTTCATTCCATAGATTAACCTTTAGCTCATATAGCTTATCTGCGACAAATGGCGCACCTGTTGTGAACACACCAAACGAGCTACCATCTCCCTCCATAAAATCATTACTAGCAAAAATAACAGGTTGATTTCCATCATACTGCATATACGCATTTTGTAGAGCTAATTGTTGCTGTTCACTACCCTTAATTAAAACAGGTGTTCTTTGAGCCTTGCAGTTGATATCAATACTTGCGTCAAGTTCGGCTAGTCGCTTAGCATATATTGTCATTTTATCTTTGCAACACCAGTGTGTCATATTATCCCATATGATAACACTGTCACTTCTTCCACATACACGCTGATATCCGTTAGAAGCAAATGCTCGTCTATCAAGTGGTATGTTGTACACATCAAGTTGACCGCCAAGTATAGTTCTCAAGCACAGATTCCCCATCACTTCATCGTTAAAATACAGCATAGCCTTATTTTCATACAGTCCAACCTCAATAAATCGTGCATCTACAGTGCTAGGAAGCCCAACCCATTCAAACGAGCTAATTGCTATTTCTGTAAATAAGTCTAAATATTGGTCAAAGGTGTAAAGCGTATAAAATATGCTGTCACCAAAAGAAGTTCGCTTTATGTTTCGTCTTGCTTTTCTTGCTTTACTCAATTTTATCTCCCCCCTTCTATACTGAATTATCAAGCGAGTAATTACCCACTTCACTAGGATGTTTCCAGAAGGTAATTCCATTGTTAAAATAACTTTCAATCAGAGCTATGTCATCACTGGGTGCGCCACCCGCTATAGTACAGTCAACTGTTTTGGTATAATTCCAATGTGGTCTACTTGAAACATTAGGTATTTTAGTTGTGTGACAGGCATACCCAAATACATCAAAATACTTATCAATAGCTTTAGCATACTCAGCGGTGATAGACTTTCGTTGAGCTTCAAAACACACTTGTCCTTTACCAAAAAGTGCATTATTAGTAGCATAATTCCCCTTTACATCGTTAGCAGAAATACTAGCCGTGTAAGCACTTGTTAATATATTTTGCACACTACCCAACGCTGAATTACTTGACTGTCCAGTAATCATTCCTGTAGCAGTTTGAACGGCTGATGGAATAGCGTTAATTGTGATTGGTACAGCGTTTTGAGCAACCCAAGCGTTAAATGCGTCCACATTCCATGAACATAAGGGGAAGCTGTCAAGTGTGATTGTTTCTGTCATATCCATTCTGCCTGTTCCTGTGGTTTCTGTGGACTTGTATCTATCAAGTCTTAGCACTTCCTGTACAGGCATCGTCATGTTACCAACTATGTTATAATGTGGTGTAAGATTTTCTGAGAATTCATAGCGTTGGATTAATGTCTGTCCGCAATTATTTCTTACCTCATTGAAATTGTAAGGATATGTGTATAGCTTCTTGTTTCGAGGTGTGTAGCCATTTATTGTGTCAGTATTACTAATTGGTACACCAGTAACATTTATTGGATTAGTATTTCCAGTAAAGGTTATATTAACACCCTCGTCTGTGACCTCAACAGGAAGTATATCCGTAGGGCACGTGTATAGTGCTAAAATATTTTCCGGGGTAGTTAAGTACTGATTTAAAAAATTAGTGAGATTATTACTACCCGTTTCTGTGTTAGCAAAGGCTTTTATTTGATAGCCACTATAAACACCATCGTATAGATACCCCCCTGATGTGGCAAGTAGTACCATGGTACAAGTACTTAAAGAGCCTAATCCGATTATCTGAGCGTCACCATTGTAAACATATTCGCCACACTCAACATTCTCCGGTAGGATATGCTCACCAATTTTATCACTAACTGTATGCTCTCTTTCAACAAAGCACTGTTTTCTTTCAATATCGAACCAATAGGTTTGTATAACATCAATTTGAAAGCTTATCTCCGCAGTAACATTGTTAATATACTCAATACTCGTCACAAATGCATAAAACCAACGAGTGCTGAAAGCTGAGTTTTGAAACATCATGTAATTACAGTCGTATAAGCTGTCTGCTGTAGCCTGTAAACGACATTTACCCTTATTAACTCTGTTGTAAGTTACGTTATTAAAATGCTTTTTGGCTTTACTAATAAAATAATCTGCCTGTGTTTTCTTATCTGAAAAATAAATTGTGTGTTTCTGCTGAGTGGAAAGTGGTACTCCACTCAGCATGTACACCTCACTATCAGGTACTATGTACATAATTCATCATCCTTTATTTAATGTGACTGTATCACCTACATCACTAGCGCTAGTGATGCTTGTAATACCTGTGTGGGTTGTTCCTTTATTTAATGTGACTGTATCACCTACATCACTAGCGCTAGTGATGTTTGTAATACCTGTGTAGGTTGTTCCATCTAAATCAGCTACAAGCGTGATTTCTGTTTCAGATTTTGTTGACGGAATTACAATAGCACCATATTTCTGCACGGCAATACCCGCTGTTGTAAGGTCTTTAGTCTGTACAAAATTAACTGAATTAGGCGCAAGTGTAGCTGTGTCATCCTGCACATTAAGTGTAAAGATAGTACCAACCTCAGATATATCTTTTCCTGTGATTTTAGCAGTAATTGTTTTAGGCTTGTCAATTGTCGTACCACTGTCAACAAAAACGATTGCATTAGCAAAAGGTGAGTATGATATAGTTTTCCAAACGTGCAACCAATAATTCCAATACAAACCACTACCTACACGTGTTTCGTCAAATTCGAATAAGTTGTCATAAACTTGAAACCACTCTTCATCAAGCAAAACACCCTTAACATTTTTCATAAGTGTAAGCTCGTCTTTCGTTACTTCTTCGAGACCTGTAGATTCTTCTCTTATCGCTTCAAATCTTTCGTTGTCAAACGAACTGAAATCGTCAATAAGGTGAAGTTTACCGATGAAATCTGCTTTATTCATATTAAAAGCACTGGCAAGAACTTCGACGTCAAATTTAGCGTTGAAATCAGCATCCATAAAAATACACTGTTTATCAATAGGTGTGTTGTTCTGTACATGAGTCTCATTAAATCGCCCTGTCATGTCAATAGGGAGTAAATTTGATTTACCTCTAAAAGCTACAGCTACACTATTCATGTTAGTAGTATCAATAGGCTGTGGATATAATTTACCATGAGAAATTGCTTTGATAAGCAGATACTTAAAAAGTAAGTATTCGTCATATTCAGCCGACTGATAAACTTGGTCAATAATTGATGTAATAAGGTTGGTAACACCATCAGCAGATGTAAAAGCTCTTTTTAAAGCCTGTTTCTCAATAGTGATTGGGTACATTACCCGCCAATTAGTCATGTGAAAGACTGACTGAACATCAGGCAGAGTACGTTTAAACTCTCTACTAGCACCCTTTTCAGGGTCATATTTTACAGCCCTAATAATACCAACAAAAATGTCCTCTACAGTCTCGCCAAATTCAAGATAGCCTTTTTTGAGGTGCTTATAAGGGTTGTTAAAAGTTGCACTCTGCATACGCACCAACGCTATTCTATTAATTAAAGCGTTGATAAATTCGTTGGAGTGTGTCGGATTCCCAAAAAGGATTTCTCCAACCTTTGGGATGTCCTGTTCCTTCTCTATTTTTGGTATATCTTTTTGATAAGCATATGATGCATTATTTCTGATAACATTGAGAATATCAATTGAGCGTGCATCAAGTTTCGTTTTAGCAATTGTTCTAGCCATTAATCTTCCTCCTCATCAAATAAATCCTCGAAAGAGCTGTACTCTTTCTCTTCCTCCTCGTGTTCTGTCGGTGTGTCTACTTCATCTTCCTTCTTCTCAACAAAACGTGAAATATATCTGTCTCTCCACATTTTGTCATTTTCCTCGTATTTCTGTTTCCACTCGTCAGCATCGGACGGCTCGATCGAGTCGGATATATCCTCAATAATCTCAATTGTTTCGTCATCCGTTCTATCACCGACATATTTTTTTATTTTTTCGATTAATTCGTCTTTTGATAATCTAGCCATTATCATTCTCCTTCCTTAAAATCTTCTGTGTAGCATCATATAAATAGGTAAATGCTCCCTTGTTGATGGTGTGGGCGGTGTGGGCGGTGTGGGCGGTGTGGGCGGTGTGGGTGAGCCGCTCAGATATTCATACCAGTTCTTTCCGTTTTGTATTCTTTCATCAAGTGCAACCACACCAGCTCGCTCACGTTCAAAGCAGTAAGCTTTCACTGCTTCTTCAACATCCCTTAGTTGAGAAAATTCTAAACCACTATAAGGATAACGTTTAGTTGGTATCCACTGACCGCCATAGCCTTCAAGTACTTCGGCATTAATAAGCTGACACTGTAAGTTGCCATCTTTCCAATCCTTACCTTGAGCGCCTGCGTAGTTAGTGAGGTTTGAGGATGGCGTCCACTGAATTAGCCCCCACCCACTAGATATACTTACTGTTTCTTTTAATGCGGGGTTTAAGGTGCTTTCTCTCTGAACATTACCGAGCATACCGCATATACTTTCAAGTGTGTATTTTCCATTAAAATAAGCGTTAAACTCTACAGCGTTATTTTCCATCTGCGCCTGTGTCAGATACTTCCTAGTACCCTCAATAACTACCCATGACATTAAATTACCTCACTAAGAAGTGATTTCCATGTATTGTTACCACACTCACCATCCTGCAAAAGATTATGGTCTTTCTGAAAATTAATACATGCAGATACACAGCCTTTACCATAGTGGGTATCAATTGAACCTGTATAATACCCTAACTTTGACATTAGTATCTCGAATACAGTAACATCGTTATTTTTAGTACCTTTTTTCAATAAAGACATAGTTGTTAATTTCTCCTCTTTAAAATCAACAATCCTTTTAACAAGTACTAAATCGTTTCGGTGTGAAATATTAGTAATTGAAACACCCTTACCCTTGTTTGTTTTTGTGTTTTTGCTATTTCCTCTCGATTCAATCATTTGTGTACTGTTAATAGCGATTGCTATGTGACTAATTCTCTTGGTTGATTTACCGAAATAAAGTAAATCAGCACTTTGAATATTTGTTACTTTTTTGCCTAACACTGAGTAGCCTTGCGCTGTAGTTCTTGGTACTTTCATGCCACACTTATTAAGTACAGAATATACAAAACCGCTACAGTCATATCCACCCTCAGACTCAGACTCTCCGCCCCATACGTAGGGCTTTCCAAGGTAGCTTCTTGCCGTTGTTACAATATCACTACTTGTCATTAACATTCACCTCACTGTCAAGCTTATCACAAAGTTTTTGAAGCACGACTGTGTTATTGTTGAGTGCTTCTGCAAACTTGCATGTCTCTTCCTTATGTGCGTCATTAATTTTGTTGATGTAATAACACATAATTAGACACATGCCTATCGGAAAACCAAGTGTGGAAATTAATGTTGATAACTCATTAACCATAATAGTGACCTCCTTTCTTTTTTCTTATTATAACATATTATCCACAAATTATCAACATTAATTTGACAAATTGTGGATAATTTGATATAATAAACTAAAGGATGTGGATAAATGAAAGAAATAAAATACTATGATGGCACTAAGCTATTAAGCATGAAAGATATTAATGGAAATGTACCTGAAATTTATATATCAACATCAAATAGAAGTGCAGGAAAAACAACATATTTTAATAGGTATCTAATGAACCGATTTTTAAAGTATGGCGAGAAATTTTGCCTACTGTACAGATTTCAAGACGAGTTAAAAGACTCTGCTGATAAATTCTTTAAGGATATACATAATCTTTTTTTCTCAACGTACACAATGAAGGCTGTACAAATTGGAAATAGTAAAATGTATGAGTTATTTCTGTGCAGTGCATACGATGAAGAGGACGACGGGAAATCCTGTGGTTACGCCGTGGCATTAAATTGTGCGGATAAAGTGAAAAAGTATTCTCACTACCTTAGTGATGTATCAAGAATACTTTTGGACGAGTTTCAATCTGAGACTAACCATTACTGCGCTGACGAGGTTAGCAAGTTTATTAGCATACACACATCAATAGCAAGAGGTAATAATAGTCAAGTCAGATATGTTCCTGTAATAATGATTTCAAACGCTGTGACATTGTTAAACCCATATTACACAGCATTAGATATTACTGACAGACTAACATCTGACGTAAAGTTTTTACGTGGTGATGGGTTTGTTCTTGAGCAGGGATATAATGAAAGTGCTTCTAAGTTGCAAGAAAGCTCGCTATTCAATAGAGCTTTTAACAAATCTAATTATGTAGCCTATGCGTCACAGAATGTCTACCTCAACGATAATAACGCTTTCATTGAAAAAATGAGAGGTCAGAGTCGATATTTATGCACGCTTAAATATAAGGGTGAAGAATATGCCGTTAAAATGTTTGAAGAGGAAAGCATAGTTTACTGTGACAAAAAAGTTGACCCTGATTTTAAACAAAGAATTTCGGTTACAACAGATGACCACAATATTAATTATGTAATGCTCAAAAATAATGCTTGGTTAATTGACTATATGAGATACTTCTTTGATAGAGGGTGTTTTAGATTTTATTCACTTGACTGTAAAGAATGTATACTTAAAGCTCTAGCGTATTATTAATGGTATCTGCGTTAGTTATTTTTGTAACATAGGTGTGAAAGGCTCTTTGAAATATAAGACATGCCTGTGTAGTTGGGTGTATGCCTACCCATGCATTAAGAATTAACGTTATAGATATATTAAAGAGACAGATTTAAATCTGTCTCTTTTGTTATGTTTCACGTGAAACATTTTATCTCATTTTATATGTTGTCTCCTGTAATACTATCCCACCTCTAATTCTCACAGGTCTAAGTTTTCCGTAAACTTCTAACCCCTGTTTAAAATCTGCAAGCGTTCTCTTTGTTTTCAAAAATTCCTGTTGAATTGTGGGGTATTTCTCTAGTTCTTCATCTGTTATTCCCTCCATTGATTTAAGAAACAAATCCTTGCATCTATCCGGCATACCTGCACATTTTACATTATAGTATGGGGTATTAATTGGCTCTTCATCTTCATGTGTAACATGCTCAATGTAAGTTTTCTGACGAACGAAAATAGCTGAATCCCAAAAGCTCTCTAATTTCCAACAACAAAAATTAGAAGGGTGTATTTTAATTCCTTTAATATTTTTCTTTGTAGTGCAACAATGTATGCTATCCGTGTCAGCGTATACAAAATATTTATAGTTTTGCTGTGCCGCTCGAATAGTAAAATTTCTAGCATAACTTGTTATAGCTGAACCTATTGGGATATACATAACTTTCTTTTCGTGTTCTTCAAATGTTGTAAAACCTAGTGAGCCATCATCCTTCTCCCTTGCCACTTTGAAAGAGGATATATCCGAACTACTGAGTTTTCCATATAAGTTATTTAAAAAGAGTTTTGCTAGTGTTCGTCTTGCCCCTGTACTATTTTGTTTAATTTCCTTATACTTATTAATATACTGGTCAAAAATTCCTGTTATAGTTCTAAAATAACATCCATCCAATAACTCAAAATCTACAAGGTTGTAATGCTCTTGTAAAAGTTCAAAATCAGTTTGAGTAAGTACCATTTCAACAATAGCTTTTTTAATATTTCCGTCAAAATCTTTGTACCATGTGCACACATTTCCTGTATCTTTATCAACTATATCAGATGTCTCAAGCATTTCAGTAGCCTTATAGAAATAGCTTCCTTTAATCTGTATAAATGGTAATTTATTTTCTTTCAAGTAAAAACGTGTGCGAATACGAACAAAATAATAATATTGGTCTGTAAGACATTTTGGTGGAATTTTACCTTTGAAAAAAACTGGCTGACCGCATGGGTAATAATTTCCACTTTCTGAGTGCATCATAGATGGGTACAAGCTATTAACATCTGCTGTGATACCCTCTCTGTAAATTCTGTTTTCACATCCCTTCTTTAAATAACACCATCCTCCTCTGTATGAATGTCTTATATACTCGTCTGCGTTTGAGTATTTATATTCAAGTGGGTTTAATTTAAACTGTGTTAAATCAGGAAAAAATGCTTGATAGTCTTGTTTGTCAACTGTAGCTTTAAATTCAGAGAGACAGCACGAGCCGATAGTAAGTTTTAAGTGCCCCTCAGCTTGCATAATTTCTAATGCTTCTTTAACTACGAGAACATCATTAGCAATATAACGTTTTTCGTTATCTGTAATCGGACAACCTGCGTATATATGCCCTTTATACTCCATATTTAATTTTCGGTGCTTTGTTTGAAAACTTTTCCCTATTTGTTCAACTGAAAATGGCAAAAGCTTCAAGCTATCTCTAATCTCAATCAATGCGTATGGTGTCTTGATAAGTATACTATACCACTGCCCCATGTCTGAGATTGAATACACAAAAGATTTTGGCGTTAAATCTTTTTCTTTTAAAAAGTGTACATCACTATCATTATTAGGGTTTACATATAACTTTTGCTCATACTTCAAATCTGTTAGCAAGAACGATAGCCAAAACGAGCCGTCAAACTTTAAGTTATGATAATATATGCATATATTCTGTTTTAAGTTATATAAGTAATTATATGTCTCTCTAATTGAATGATGAATTTTAACATCCTCTGTACCTAGATCGACAACTGCAGAAGCCCACACTTCCGTGAATGTCTGTCCTTCATATACAGTGGTCTCAAAATCACCTACCATATATTTTATTTGCTTTCTCATATTTCTTCCCAAGTTTCATCGTTGGCTAATGCCTTGTCAATTTCTGCCTGTTCTGCGTCACTTGGTAAATTGCCACTTATTAACGTATATAAATGTTGAACGGCTGTCCTTGATACCTCAGTACTTGGATGATATTTAATTATAACCTCACAAGTTGATAGAAAATCTTCACTTGCTTGTGCTATACTATACAGAACAACGTCTGCGCCATACTTTTCAATTTCTGAGTTTAAAAGATTATTTAACAAGTCTGCTGACTGGGATTGTTGAACACCCACGTTTGCTATCATGGACTGTACTTTATCCCACACTAATTTTGAAGCATGAAACGTCTGTTGCCATTCTTTGTCTGACTTAATTCGATTATAGTCCGCTTGGTCTTTTTTTATTCTCCTAGTTTCCCATGCTTTCCTAGAAGCTTCTTCTCTTATTTCTCTTTTTCTCTGCTCAACTGTTATTGGTTGTCCTGTTACTGCACTGATGGCATATGCTTTGTTATAAAGCTGTGCAGGTCTAATCTTTGACAGCCTTCTTATTGAACCACTCGTGATAGTTTTTGGCTTTGGTGGTATAAGGTTGGGTTCAAACACATAACCTCTTTTTTCAGCGTTTCTAATAAATCGTTTAATTCGGTTTCGCTCTTTATTATATTCCTTTAAGAGCTGTGACTTCTTAGTTGTATTACCCATACACTTTATCCCTCCTATGTTTATAAGTAAAGGGGGGTAAACCCCCCCCTTATTAATAAATACTCTAAATAATTAAAGTACCATTAATTGGTAAAATTTTCTACCGCTATTGGATGTATTCTCGCATACCTCTATAATGACATGTCCGTCATCTGATATAATATCCTCAAGCATATCTAACGTTTCATTAATAGTCTTAGAAATGCTTGTAAAAACTGCTCCGTCTTTATCAACAAGCACTGATACTGTTACAGGATTTCCGTCCTTGTCAGTATCAGCATATGAGCCGACATTGACAACATCAATCTGTAATCCCTTCTCAATTTTCTGTGATGACGCCTTTGCATTAAATAATTCTTTCTTTGATAACATGATAATAACCTCCTAATTTACTGTGCTTTGTCTGCTTTGTCTGTTGATACTTCCTCTGCTTCTTCAATGAACTTGCTAAGTGACAGGGTATATGTCTTTGTGACTGCTTTCTTGTCCGTGATTGCTGAGATTTTAAAGGTATCTGTTTCATACATTTTACGAATGTATTTAAAGAGTTTTGCCTCATCCTTCGGTGCTTCGCTCTCATAGATTGGATAAGTCTTTGTCATAGGCTCACACGAAACTGTGTCCATGCCTAATACTGTGATGTTTAGTGTGCTGATTGTTCTTGTTACGCCCGGTTTTCTCATTTTAATATCCTCCTTGTTTTTTGTAATGAGTTTGCTTTGTAACTTGTTGTAACTTGTTGTAACTTGTAACATGCACCATTGGTGCAAAAAACTAGTGAGTGGAGTTGCACCACCCACGCCAGCTTGAGTACTGCTAGTTTAAATGTATTAAGAAATATGCTCTATTACTATTTCTTTCTTGTACTATAGTCATATCGTGAACTAATTCACTCATTAACTCAGATGGTATATTCTCTGATGAACCCTCGTATACAATACTATGTATAGCATTATCATAAACCTTAATTGTTTCGTTAATTAGAATTAAATATAGATTATAAAGTACCATATTGATATCCTCCTGACTTCTCTTGTTCTTTGTTGTGTCGTATCTTCCTTACAAGTATTATATTACACTATATGAAAGGAAATGTCAAGTACTTTTTTCAAATAACTAATAAATTTCTATGTAAAGAATACCTTCTTTCATTTTGTGAACTTTAACAGGACTATTGATATGTTGTATCAATTCACTAGTGTTTATGCGCTTTCCATCTTTAAATGCTTTTATTTCATAGCAAGGTAATATATTCATTAATTGTAATACATCACATACCCTTGGCACTTCACTGTCAATATATTCACTAATCATCATTATCGTAATTATAATGAATGTTGCTATAACTATTGCTTCATATATGTTCATTTATTAATCCTCCATTGTAATAAAAAATTCATTTATAATGTCTACTAATTTAACTCTTCTTTCAAGTAAATCAGATGCAACCAAAATAGCTCTACTGTCATACAACCAGTGTGCTTTCTCTGACACATTATTTAAATGTGTATTATTGTCAATCACTTTAAGCAATTTTTAATCTACATTTATCTTATTCCTCCATTCTTTCACCTCATTAATTATAATTTCTGCTATTGCTGTAGCCGTGAGTTTGGACTCAAGTAATCCAAAAGGTGCTTTAAATATGTGATTATATCCGTCAGCGTGTATATAAAAGATTGTTGACGATATTGATGGTTCAATATACGTTTCAACTCTGCATTCGGTAAACTCTGACGATGATTCAATTAGTGCTTTAACTACTTCTATATATTGACCATACATAATTTCTTTGTTGCCTCCTCCATTTCTTTGTTGCCTCCTCCATTTCTTTGTTTCTATATTCATTATATCAGTTTTAAAAGAAAAATGGTGTATAATCTTTTAATAATTTGTGAACATTTTATTAACATTATAATATTCTTGTCTTACTTATTGTACCCACTCGTAAATCAAACATATACATTACCTTACATAAATGCGGAACGAACCTCTCTCTCTAAGCGCACCAAAAGGAGGTACAGGCTCGTACCCAAATGGGTACGAGCCTGTCGACGTTTTTCAAAGTGGTATGCCTACT